TCGTTCATGCTGATACAAGGTCGCACCCTTGCCGGCGTACTTTTAGACGAGGTTGCATTGCAGCCCCGCTCATTTGTAGAACAGGCGCTTGCCCGTTGCTCTGTGGCAGGCAGTAAATTATGGTTTAACTGCAACCCCGACTCCCCGCAGCATTGGTTTTATCAAGAGTGGGTATGCCAACCGGAAAAGCACAACGCAATACGGCTGCATTTCCACTTGGAGGACAACCCATCACTCGACCCCAAGATAATAGAACGTTACAAGTCGCTTTATACGGGCGTGTTTTATCAGCGGTATATCCTGGGCGAGTGGGTAATTGCCGAAGGTCTTGTGTATAACTTCGGCGAGGACAACATAACCGATGATACACCGGAGGGCGCAGAGTATTTCATATCTGTTGACTATGGTACGCTCAACCCGTTCTCTGCGGGGCTGTGGAGTGTAACAGGGTCAAAGGCCGTGAGAATAAAAGAGTATTACTATGATGGGCGCAAGAGCGGCGCACAGCGCACTGACGAAGAATATTGCAACGACATCGAGAAGCTTGCCGGGGATCTTATGATTGATAAAGTCATTGTAGACCCCTCGGCAGCTTCTTTTATTGCTGCGTTAAAAAGGCGCGGTTTCCGAGTCCAACAGGCAAACAACAACGTTATGGACGGTATACGCCGCACCGCAGTGTATTTGCGTGACGGCAACATAAAGATACACCGCTCATGCGTGGACGCTATCAGAGAGTTTGGCCTTTACCGATGGGACGAAAAGCAAACAGAGGATACGGTCATAAAGGAAAACGACCACGCGATGGACGATATAAGATACTTTTGCAATACTATCATGCGCCGAAGGGTGAGGGATGATTTGTAATGGGAATAAGAACAATGATAACGAGGTGGATAAATATGCTTTTGCCGGGAAGAGTAAAAGACGAGTTTAATGTGAAAGCAATCACATCTCCTGCAATGCAAGAATTTGTGATGCGCTGCGCCAACATCTACGGCGGTACTCCCGATTGGGTTGACGCTGATAACCACATAAAGACCATTAACTTTGCAAAGACCGTCTGTTCTGAGGTCGCCCGTCTTGCAATGATGGGAACGAAGATCCAGATAGACGGCAGCGCAAGGGCGACATGGCTACAGGAACAGATTGACGGCGTATACCCCCAGCTGCGACATTGGGTGGAATACGGCTGCGGCTATGGCACAATCATATTGAAGCCCAACGGCAGAGGCATTGACTTCCTCACCCCCGGACGCTTTATCGTAACCGACAGCGATAACGGCAATATTACCGGCATTGTATTCTTCGACCAAGAGTATGACGGCGATATTGACAAGTGGTACACCCGCTATGAATACCACCGCTTTGAGGGCGAGAAGTACATTGTTTCCAACAAGTGTTATATAGGCGAAACCAAGAGCGACAGGGGCAAGCCCGTTGCAATAGAGAAATCACCCTGGGCGGGGCTTGCAGAAGAAGTCGTTGCCGAGGGCGTTGATAAAATGCTGTTCGGCGTGTTCAAAACCCCGATGGCAAACAATATCGACATTGACTCTCCTTTGGGTATGCCTATCTTTGCCGAGGCCATTGCAGAAATTGAGGACTTGGACGTTGCATACAGCCGCAACGCAAAGGAAATCGGCGACAGCAAGCGCACCGTGCTTTTGGAGGCTGACCGTCTGCTCCCTGGCAATACAAAGGTGAGCATGGCACAAGCCGGCAACGCACTTCGCAAAGGCACATCACCGCTGCCAGATTATATTAAACTGGTCGAGGGCGACGATAGCGGACGCGATGTGTACCACGAAATCAATCCCACGCTGGAAACCGACAAGCGACTCACCGGCATTAATGCCTTGCTTTCACAGATCGGCTTCAAGTGCGGCTTTTCCAACGGCTATTTCGTATTTAACGAGAAAACCGGCATGATAACCGCAACACAGGTGGAGAGTGACGATAGACGCACCATCCAGCTTATCAAGGATGTTAGAGACCAGCTGCAAGCTTGTGTTGATGGACTGCTGTACGCTCTGGATAAATTTGCCGATGCTTACGCCCTTGCCCCTCGCGGTGCTTATGAGACCGTGTACGACTTCGGTGATATCACCTACAATCGGGAAGAGGATAAAGCCCGGTGGTATAGCTATGTGACTGCCGGTAAAGTCCCGTTTTGGTATTTCCTCGTCAAGTTTGAGGGCTATACCGAGGAGGACGCAAAGGCTCTGGAAGCAGCTGCACAAACGAAAGACTCTTTGTTTGGGGATGAAGAATAATGCTTACACCTGACTATCTGCTGCGCGTTGCCGAGGGCGCGGAAGAAATAGCCTCCGAACTGCATAGCGAGATAGTCAACCGCATTATAAAGCGCATAGCTATTCGTCTTGGGCGGGGTGATGATTACATACTAACCGCCCTCGATAAATGGCAGCTGGAAACACTACAGGATGCCGGCTATCTCCTTGACGATCTGCAAGAGGTAATTACCCAAAAGACCAAACTGCAAAAGCAAGAGATAAAATCCGCCTTTGAAGAAGCGGGCGTTGAGAATATCAGCTATGACAACAAGGTGTATGAAGCGGCGGGATTAAGCCCCGCACCGCTACTTGCCTCTCCATACCTTATACGGCTTTTGCAGCGCGGCTATGAAGCCACGCAGGGCGAGTGGTCGAATTACACCCGCACCACAGCAAACGCCGCACAGAGGCTGTTTATACGCGAGTGTGACAAGGCGTACAACCTTGTGGCTTCGGGCGCTATGAGCTACACCCAAGCGGTCAAAGAAGCTGTTGAGACCATAGCGAATGAGGGAGTAACGGTCACATACCCAAGCGGTCATACAGACACGATAGAAACCGCCACGCACCGTGCGGTGCGGACGGGCATATCTCAGTCGTGCGCCAATATAACCGACGCCCGCATGGATGAAATGGGCTGGGACATTATCTTGGTGTCCTCCCACCTGGGCGCACGTGTAACCGATGCCGAGGACTTTACTAACCACTCATGGTGGCAAGGCAAATTCTATTCAAAGAGCGGTGAGGACGAAAGGTTTCCCCCGTTTGAGGTATGCGGTCTCGGTCATGTGCAAGGCATACACGGCGCAAACTGCCGCCACTCCCACGCCCCCGGCGATGGTATCCACAACCCCTTTGAACAGTACGACAGCGAGGAAAACAAAAAGGCGTATGAGCTTCAGCAGCGGCAGAGGGTACTTGAGCGCCGCATCCGCAACACCAAACGTGCGGTAATGGCTGAAAAGACCTTCGTTGATGCTGTTACAGATCCGGAAACGAAAGCGGTTATGGAGGCTGAGTATCAGAAGAAAGCGGCTCTCCTCCAGAAGCAAAACGCCGAGTATAATGCTTTTTGCGAGGCCAATGGTTTGAAACCTCTGCAAACCCGTTTGAAGATTGCCAAGTGGGACAGAAAACAGGCGGCAGCGGCAAGGGGTACTGTGAAGCACGCAAAGACCGTGGCAAACCGCGCGATTGTCCGTGGAACGCCAGAAGAAAAGCTAAATCTTTACTTCAAAGAGAAAGCGGTTGTTGACTCTCTCGATAGTCATGGTGTAAAATATATACAGCGAATAAACGCGGAAGAGATCGCCGTTGATGCGGGTACACCAACCATAACAGGCGAAACAAAGCACTTTATCGAAAACCTGGAGAACAAGGCTGACCGCGCCGATATGGATTTGGAGAGCGCACGCCAGTTAATACAGAGTGCGAAACTTGCACTATACCAGCAAAAGCGGCTGACAATAAAGTTTATTGCCGAGGACGGGTATGCTGTTCTTAGCTTAAATGGAAAACTTGTCACAGCTGTCCCTCAACGGTGGCGCAAGAAGTACGACAAAATTTTGGAGGACATACAAAATGGAGCAACAGGACAGTAAGCGGTACTGTCCCCTATTGAAAAGGGACATATATTGGGGTCTATGCTACGAAGTCCAGGAAGTCCGGGAAGATAACATGGATATGGAGCTTCTTGGCGAGGAAATTAACTTAGAAGAGGCAAATTGCGTATGCGAGACCTGCCGATGGTATCAAGTAACTGAAGAATAAACCACCATCTTTCGGGACGGTGGTTTTTTTCATACCCAACTTAATACAAAGAGCAACCTGTAAGGATTTCTTACAAGTTGCTCTTTTTTATTTCCCGCAATAGCACAATGGCAGTGCATGGGACTTTGACTCCCATGATGTCGGTTCGATCCCGGCTTGCGGCGCCAACTCTCGCCCGGAGTTAAAAAGGGCTAAATCCAAAGCAGGGGGCAGACCTGTGAAAAAATCATGCAGGAGGATTATATGCAGAACATTAGCGAAATTCTGAAGAAGTACGGCCTTGAAGTACCCGCTGATAAGGTATCGGACTTCGACAAGGACGTTGCCGCCAACTACAAGACCATCACCGAGTTTAACAAGAAAATCGGCAAGGTTGAGGAGGAACGCGACAACTACAAAACCCAGCTTGATACCGCAACCGAAACGCTCAAAAGCTTTGAAGGTGTGGATATCGAGACCATGAGAACCCAGCTGAAGGACTGGCAGACCAAGGCAGAGAACGCCGAGAAGGACTACCAAGCCAAGCTGGAAGCCCGTGATTTTGAGGACGCACTCAAAACTGAAATGGAGGGCTATAAGTTCACATCCGAGGCAGCGAAAAAGGCGGTAATGGCTGAAATTCGCAACGCCGGTCTGAAACAGAAAAACGGCAAGATACTCGGACTCAATGACCTTATCGAAACCATTAAGAGCGAGGACGCGTCCGCTTTTGTTGATGAGGGCAACCCTCCCGCCAAGTTTACCCAGCGTATGGGCGGCGGCAATCCCAACCCCGGTGGTACTCCCATGACAAAAGAACAAATCATGGCTATTAAAGACCGCACCGAGAGACGTGCGGCAATCGCCAAAAATATGAAACTTTTTGAAAATAATGGAGGTAATGAATAATGGCTGAAACCAATCTTATCAAGAAGGCAGACCTCGCCCGTGTTCGTGAGGTAGAATTTGTAAACCTGTTTAGCGGTGACCTTCGCAAGCTCAACGAGCTTCTGGGCATCACCCGCATGATCGCAAAGCAGGCGGGCGCAACCCTGAAGGCATACAGAGCCACCGGCACTCTGGAGAGCGGTGCTGTTGCAGAGGGCGAGACCATCCCCCTGTCCAAGTACGCAACCGAGGCTGTTGTCTTTGAGGAAATCACCCTCAACAAGTGGAGAAAGGCCACTTCCGCAGAGGCCATCATTGACCGTGGCTACGATCAGGCTGTCACCATGACCACCGACAAGATGCTGTCTGATATTCAGAGGAGCATCCGTTCCAAGTTTGCCACCCTCCTCGCAACCGGTACTGGTACTGCTTCCGGTGCAAACTTCCAGGCTGCACTCGCAAACGCTTGGGGTCAGCTTCAGATCCTGTTCGAAGACACCAGCATCTCCTCTGTGTATCTGCTGAACCCCCTCGATGTTGCCGGTTACCTTGGCACTGCAAACATCACCGTCCAGACCGCTTTCGGCATGAGCTATGTCGAGAACTTCATGGGTCTTGGCACTGTTATTCTGATGTCTGATGTTCCCGTGGGCAAGATTTACGCCACCGCAAAGGAGAACATTGTCGGTTACTATGTCCCCGCCAACGGCGCTGATCTGGACGAGGCTTTCGACTTCACCACCGACGAGACCGGCCTGATCGGTATCCACGAGCAGCCCGACTACTCCAACATGACCGCATCCGACACCGTTATTTCTGGTATCGTTCTGTTTGCAGAGCGTCTGGACGGTATCGTTGTCGCCACCATCGGCGCGGGGGAATAAGCGGGTATAGTCTGAGATCAGCCACTTACAGCGAAAGCGACCTTGAGAGTATGACGATTGCAGAAATCAAGGCGCTTGCCGCTGAGTTGGGCTATACCATCTCCGCAACGCGAAAGGCTGATATAATCGCGGAGTTTATAGAACAGCAAGGAGGCTAACCAATGGCTTATGTGGACTACACCTATTTCTCCTCCCTGTACGGCGAAACAATAACCGAAGCCGAATTCAATAATCTTGAATGGGACGCTCGGCGCATCATGGACGCAAACACCACTGGCATTGATAATGTCCGCAAGCTGCGTGAATACTTTCCCACAGACGCGGAAGATGCCGAGGCGGTCAAGCGTTGTATGTGCAAGCTTATTATGCTTATGCATACCATAGAGCAAAAGAGCACCGGCGCGGTCACGCTTCAAAACGGTGTGGTCGCATCTGGCGTTGTTTCCTCTGTGTCCTCTGGCGCTGAGTCCATGACATTCGAGACGGGCGGCACGGCTATTGATAAAGCGGTGGGGGATATCTCAGCGCGAAATGTGCTTTACATCCGCACCGTGCGTGATGGGCTGTCCGGTGTTGTCGATGCAAACGGAGTAAACCTCTTGTATATGGGGGTGTATCCCTATGTACGCTGACACCATCACTCTTTTTAACCGATATGACGCTGGGGGCGTTGACCTGTGGTATCCGACCATTTTGCACAATGCAGACCTCAATATTGATAAGGCTGCGATCATAGCAAAGTACGGCGAGAATTCCACGGACAACGCCTCTCTTCATGTCAAGGTAAATGCGGGCGTTATTGCCGGCAAGACCTATCTGCCGCCCAAACAGTACGCGGCTCTTAGCGAAGCACAGGCGAGCGCCCACATTACCTTTACCCCCGGACAACAGTTTGATTTCTTTATTGTTGGTGAATGGCAAGACCCGTCCCCGATATCTGATGAGGACTATCTGGACGGGTTTTATAATTTCGCCAATGTCACATACGATTACTGCTTTGCCATTACATCTGTGGCGCAATACAGCGTTATTCCACACTTTGAGATAATGGGGCGGTGATGGTGTGGCAGACCTTAAAGATATCCACATTGTTGACGGCAACATAAAGATTGATATTAGCCTTAAACGGCTCAATGCCAATCTGGACAGGGCGCAATGGTGGCTTGATAACCAAGTCATGACCGACATGGTTCCGTATATGCCAATGCAGACGGGTACGTTTATCAACAACACCCGCGCCCGAAGCGCTGCGGTTGCGGGATCGGGCATTGTTTGCGCCGCATCAAAACCTATGGGACGCTTTCTTTATGAAGGTGTCGTAATGGTAGACCCCGAAACCGGCTCACCCTGGGCGAGACCCGGCGCAAAGAAAATCGTCACAGCACAGCCTTTGACATATAGCAACCCCAAAGCCACGCCGCATTGGTTTGAAACCGCAAAGAAAAACCACGGCAAAGAGTGGGTCAAGGGTGTGAAGAAAATCGCAGGAGGTAACGAATGAACGAAAACAAACAAGTGAGATACGATGTGGACGGTTTCGACGCTGTTACCGCTGCGCTGCGTGATCTTCTCAACCAATACCCCGGCCTACAAGGGGACGAGATAGCATTCTCTGTGCTCTCGGAGGATGGCGGCAAAGCAATGTTTCCCATTTCCGGTGCGATCATAGAAACGGAAAAAAAGTACATCCTCGGCGATGTACGGCAAGTGTGTCTGTATCCGTTTTATGTGATATACCGTGCGGCTGGCCTTTCCGAAAACCGCAAGGCCGCTGTTAAAGAGTGGCTGGATAACCTTGGGCGCTGGCTTGAAGGACAGCCCGTGATGATAAACGCGGTGGAGTATGAGCTGGAGCGTTATCCGGAGCTTACCGGCAACAGACGTTTTCTTTCCATATCCCGCCAAACCCCGGCGTATCTATCCGCAACAAACCAAAACAATTCCGAAGATTGGGCGATATACATTAGCGCCCGATACCAAAACGACTTTAATAAATCTGAGGTGATTTAATATGGCTTTTACTTTCAAAACCCCTGTGGGTCAGACCATTAGCCGTGATCTTCTGATCCTGTACCTCAACACCAGCACTTCTGATGCACCCGTGTGGTCTCCCATCGGCAAGCGTGTCGAGGACAGCTCTATGGAAATGGACTGGTCTACCGAAACCAAGCAGGACATCCTCGGCGGCGCATACACCACCGGCAAAAAGGCAACCCGCACTCAGACCTTTGACCCCTGCGAACTGGATGCCGGCGACCTCGCACAGCAGAAGATTTGGTCTCTTGCAATCGTTGACGATGATGTTAACGCACTGCTCAACCAGGATCTTCTCCTTGTTCATCTGTATACCACCGATGATGACGGCGGCGCATTTGCCGAGCGTTATCCCGCATCTGCTGTTCTGCCTACCGGCCTTGGTGGTGAGGGCGGCGGCGCAATCGGTATGCCTATCGATGTTACCTTTGGCGGCAATCGCGTAAAGGGTACTGCAACCGTCAGCGGCTCTACTGTTACTTTTGAGCCTGAAGCATAACAAAGAAAAGGAGTAAGCTATGGCAGAACTGAATTTTAGTACAGGAGTGGTATCGCACACCATAAACGGCGTGTGCGAGATATCTTTTAACCCCACAGACACAACCTTTGTTGCAAGCCTTTTTCAGGCAATAGAGGATCTTGAAAACGCACAAGACGAATTCAAGAAACGCGCAGCTGAAATCGAGCCAAGAGAGATTTTCTCATTGTGTGAAGAGAACGAAAGAAAGATGCGAGCCAGACTCGACGAACTGTTTAACACATCTGTGTGCGATCCTGTGTTCGGAAAAACAAGCGTCACGGCTCTTTCCGATGGACTTCCCCTGTGGGCAAATCTGATATTTGCGGTTATTGATCTTGTAGACGCAACGACTGTGCAGCAGCAAAAGCTCACAAGCCCCCGCGTTGCAAAGTATCTTTCCAAATACCACAAATGAACTTCGGTCTGCCAACAACCGTCAACGTTCGGGGCGTTGATTGGCCTGTGAGATACGACTTTAGGGCGGTGCTTGAAATATGCATCGCCCTCTCTGATCCCGAACTGGATGGGGTAGAAAAGGCGACAGTCGCGCTCAATATATTCTATCCAAACTTCGCAGAAATGCCGAGAGAATACGACCAAGCGGCACTCGATGAGTGTATGGCATTTATAAACGGCGGCGAAGCAGAAAAACCAAAAAAAAATAATCCTGTCCTCATAGATTGGGAACAGGATTATAAGCATATTGTACCAGCGGTAAACCGGATATTAGGGCAAGAAGTTCGTGCAATTCCTTATGATGCCGAACACAACACAGGCGGTCTGCACTGGTGGACGTTCCTGGGCGCGTATATGGAGATCGGCGACTGTTTGTTTTCACAAATAGTCAGAATAAGACGCAAAAAAGCCTTTGGGGAAAAGCTGGAAAAGACCGAGCAAAAGTGGCTACGGGAAAACAGAGACCTTGTAGAGCTGAAAAATAAATACACACAAAGCGAGAAAGAGCTTTTAGCTGCCTTTGGTATTAAGTGAAAAGTCTATGTAATAGGGTTCTATACCTTCTTTTGAGAAGCAATCAATTAGGAATGCGCCTGAGATGGTAGTTGGCGAAAGGTTGTTAAGATTAGGGACATAATACACGCAATCACGGGTGTGACCACCGTATGCGGTATATGAGTACAAATGCGCCGCGCTCGCTGTGTAGTCTATCCCGTCCACATATAACTCGGAACAGGTAACCACAAAAGAGAAGTCAGTGTGATTTTCTATTGATACGAAAACACCTTGCATTAAGGCGCTGCCCATCCCGGTTGATGTTATGATTTGCTCCTCATTTTCAACGATGCCAAGATAGCGAATTGTGGCAAAATTGTCGCTATAAAGCATTGGTTCTTGCGGAGACGCGCCCGTAGTGCTGGCTGCACACCCGCAAAACAAACAGCAAAAAGCGACAATCAAAATCGAAAGTCTTTTCATTCTTCACCCCCCCTTATATCGAATAATACCACAGCTGGTAAACAAATTTCAATATTGCGAGGTGATCGCATGGCAGACGGTGAAGTAATAATCAACACCGAAATAGATAACTCCAAAGCTCAGAAGCAGCTCAATGAGCTCGGTGAGAAAATAAAAGCCTTGGAGTCTGATCTAAAAACCAAAACGGCAAAGAAGAGCGGCATTGAGGCGGAACTCAATTCTGCGAACGCTGCCGCCGAAAAAACAAAGGAAACTATTGCATCGCTTGAAACGGAGCTTAAACGGATGCGCGGTATAACAAGCGGTGAGAGCTTGGCGGGTCTTGGCGATCCAGAGAACGTTATGAGCGCAATGCGTTTGCAAGACGATATTACAATCTCCCTCCAGCAACAGCGCGATACGCTCGTGCAGCAGGAACAGCAAGCCTCAAAAATCGCAACAGATTATAGAAAAATATCGGACTCTGTCAGCGCGGTAACGGCAAAGCTTGATGGTGAAAAAGCCAAGTATGGTGAAATTCAGCAGAACATACTTGCAGAGGCAGAGGCAAGAGCCCGCGCAGCGCAAGAGGCACAAGCCGAAGCGGAGTACACGGAAGATATTGTTGAGAACACAGAGCGAGCAAAGACCGTAACCACCGAAGCTGAAAGGCGAATGCGCCGGTTTAACAACAGAATTCGTGAGCTTACCAAAAGCGCCCTCATGTTTTCCGTTCTAACGGCGGCGCTCACAAATTTGAGGCAGTGGCTTGGTCGCGTGGTTAAGTCAAACGACGAGGCGGCAGCGGCTATTGCAAGGCTTAAAGGCTCTTTGTTGACACTGGCACAACCCATTGTCAGCGTGATTATCCCCGCGTTTGTGTCCTTCATAAATGTACTCACAAGCGTTATTAACGCAATATCCGCAATTACTTCTGCGCTTTTTGGAACAACCATAGGATCTTCTGCGGATGCAGCCGAACAGCTTAACAAAGAGCAAGAGGCCATTGAGGGCGTGGGCGGCGCTGCCAGCAAGGCGGAAAAACAGCTTGCGGGCTTCGACGAGATTAACAAGCTCGTTGCCAACAACGCTGGTGGCGGAGGCGGTGGCGCGGGCATTATAGCCCCGGACTTTAGCGGCATAGCAGCTGGCAATTCGTGGTTGCAAAATCTTGCACTTGACATTGCGGCAAAGATTAGGGAATTCAAGTTTGATTGGGACGAGGGGAAGCTCTTTGACAATCGGGACGCTTGGAACACCTTCCTGAGCGGTGCGCTGGGTGCTATCGTCGGCGGAATGTTTGGCGGTCTTAAAGGCGCGATACTCGGTCTGTTGCTTGGGCTTGGTATTGGTATAATCTCCGCAACATTTACAGACAAACTTGAAAATCCGGAACTCGCAAAGAAGATATTTACGGGCTTGCTTATTTCCATGCTGTCTGCGGCAATCGGGTTTAAGTTCTATGGTCTCCCCGGCGCTGTTCTCGGCTTTGGTATTGGCCTTGCAATATCAATATTGACCTTGGACTTTTACGAAGATTTAGGGTCTACTGAGGAAGAAAAAGCACTATTTAACACGGCCTTGCGAACAATGCTTTTTATGATACTCGGAGCAAAATTCGGCGGTCTTACCGGCGCGGGCTTTGGTCTGCTCCTCGGTATTACAGTCGGCATAATTGATATTCGTTTCAATGATGGTATGAGCGAGGGCGCAAAGAAATTTGCGTCGGGCATTTTGTATAGTGTCCTGTTTGCACTGATCGGAGCTTTGATTGGCTTCGCCATTGGCGGTGTCGTTGGCGGCATTGCAGGCGGTGTAATTGCACTTACGCTTGGCCTTGCAATAACAATCAATGATGTAAAAATCACCAACGCGGCGGAGAAAATAGGCGGTGCAATGCGTGACGCGGCGCTTGGCGTTGGCAGCACAATCACTCCTTATCAAGTATCTTCTGCAAGCGTTTCGTCAATACCCGCCCTGGCATCCGGAGCGGTTATCCCGCCCAACCAAAAGTTCCTTGCGGTGCTTGGCGATCAGAAGAGCGGTACAAACGTAGAAGCTCCTTTGTCTACCATCCAACAGGCGGTGCGAAGTGTGCTTTCTGAGGGCGGCTACGGCGGTAATCAGACGGTTATATTGGAGCTTGACGGGCGTGAGCTTGGAAGAGCCACATACAAGGTGTACAACCAAGAGTCCCAGCGCTTGGGCGCTAAATTGGGAGGTGTATGATGAGAGTACCTATCACAATGGATGGCAAGCAATACGCAAATATCCATGTAACCTCCCTTCAGCGCTCTTTCCAGGTGCTTGACGGTGAGAATGCGGGCAGAGTTATGACGGGCGAGATGGACAGAGATGTTATCGGCACGTTTTATAACTTTGCCTGTGAGATTGACGCAAGCGGCGCAAACCGCGAAGAATATGACGAGTTTTGGGAGGCTATATCCGCACCCGTTGACTCGCATCTGCTTTCGCTGCCCTATGGACAGGGAATGTTGGAGTTCAAAGCATACGTTACCAACGGCACAGACAATCTGTTGTCCATGTTTGAGGATAGCAACGAATGGGGCGAACTCAGCTTTAATTTCATCGCTATGGAACCGCAAAGGAGACCGGCATGAGTGTAAAAATCGTTTACAAGGATGTTGCCGTGGGAGCGGACGAAGATGCAGTAATGAGCGCAGTTGGGGCGAGTGAACTTTCCTCGATTGCGCTCATTCCCTTTGGCAACGATAACAGAAATAAATACGCCACCCTTGAGCGGAACTTCTGGATCTTGGATGGAACAAGGAAGCTGGTCACATCTGCTGACCAGTTTTCTTTTTGGAGCACAGAGCTTTCCGGTGATGATGGGCGCTTTGCTACGCCCCCGGAAATCACCGCCACAATGGATGAACAGTACAGCTCCCTCGGTATCATGCTCGATTTCGGTGAGCTTGGGTACTGCTCCGAAGTGGAGGTCATTTGGTATCAAGGCTCAACGGTCTTGGAGCAAAAGACCTTTTACCCCAGCGCCGCATCGTTCTATTGTGAGCAGAGTGTTACCAGCTATAACAAGGTGACTGTTCGACTCATAAAAACCAACATACCCAACCGCCGCGCAAGGCTCAACGCTATTTACTTCGGCATTACAAGAACATTTCAGCGTGACGAATTGCGGAGCGTCAAGATTGAACAGGAAATCAATCTCATATCGCAAGAGACCCCCGAAAATACCCTTGACTGGACGCTGAACAGCGCAGAGGTCATTGACTATCTGTTCCAGGCAAAGCAGCCGGTTGAGGCATACAACGGCGAGTCACTTATAGGCGTGTTTTATATTTCCGACAGCGACAGGAAAAGCGCCCGCGTGTATTCGGTCACTTGCGTTGACGCAATCGGTGTGCTTGATGATGAGCCTTTCCCCGATGCGGTATACACCAACAAGAACGCTCTCACGCTTGCAAATGAGATTTGCGGCGATTTCGATGTGGAGATGGACGCAGACCTACAGAGCAAGACCGTGACCGGCATAATCGCAAGAAAGACCCGCAGAGAGGCCTTGCAGCAGCTTTGCTTCGCCATAGGCGCTGTGGCTGATACAAGCGCAAGCAGAAGTGTACGGATATTCAAACCCGCAACCGACAATGCAAAAGAGATCCCCGCAAACCGTGTGAGGGTCGGCGGCGTTGTCCGTAAAGAGGGCGTGGTCACTGCAATTCAGCTTACTGCGCACTCTTACTCCACAAGCGGCGAGGGTGAGAGCGTGGAGATAAACGGGACTCGGTATTACGACACCAAGACCGTCACCACGATAAACAACCCCAATGTTACCGCAAGCGACAAGCCCAACGTTATCTCCATTGCCGATGCAACGCTGATATCTTCCGCAAATGTGGCTGAGATCGCACAGCGTGTTTATGACTACTATATGCGGCGAAACACCCATAGCGTGTCATTTAGGCTGGAGGATGAAAAGGTCGGCGACTATATCAGCACCCCCACTTCCTGGGGCGATATGGTGACGGGCAATTACACCAAAGCTTCAATCGTTTTGAGCGGTATCGCAGTAACAACGGCGGAGG